GCTATGGGTGTGGCTATTGATGAGTTTGTGTCTAAGCACTCCGTAGAACTTCTGCAGGAGCAGGGCGTGTACAGAGACGCTTACATTGAGTCTGCTGCGCCTGACACAGACCTAGAGCCTGACCAAGACCTAACGATCTACAACGACGACAAGGTACGCCTGACTAAGTACTATGGCCTAGTACCTCGTGAAATGCTTGAGGCTGAGGACGTAGACGTAGAAGATGAGTCTATGTACGTTGAGGCTATCGTAGTCATAGCTAACGGTGGTACACTCCTGAAGGCTGAAGCTAACCCTTACATGATGGGTGATAGGCCTGTAGTTGCTTTTCCTTGGGACGTAGTTCCCGGAAGATTCTGGGGTCGTGGTGTATGCGAAAAGGGCTACAACAGTCAGAAGGCGCTAGACACAGAGCTACGTGCACGTATTGACGCCTTGAACCTTACGATCCACCCAATGCTCGCTATTGACGCTACTAGGCTACCTCGTGGTGCTAAACCTGAAGTACGTCCGGGCAAGATGATTCTAACTAACGGAGATCCCCGTGAAGTTCTACAGCCGTTTAACTTTGGGCAAGTTGGTCAAATCACTTTCGCACAAGCACAAGCGCTTCAGCAGATGGTTCAGCAGTCTACAGGAGCGGTTGATTCAGCGGGAGTTTCTGGCGCTGTTAATGGCGAAGCTACTGCCGCTGGCATTAGTATGTCTCTTGGTGCTATTATTAAACGTCATAAGCGCACCTTGATTAACTTTCAGCAGTCGTTCCTGTTGCCGTTTGTAACCAAAGCTGCACACAGGTACATGCAGTTTGATCCTGAGAACTACCCTGTAGCTGACTACAAGTTCAACGCTACGTCTACTCTAGGCATTATCGCTAGGGAATACGAGGTAACACAGTTGGTGCAACTTCTGCAAACTATGAAGCAAGATAGCCCAATTTACCCTGTGTTGATCCAGAGCATCATCGACAACATGAACCTGAGTAACCGTGATGAGTTGATTGCGTCTATGCAACAGGCTCAACAGCCAGATCCTCAAGCACAGCAAATGGCTCAGATGGCTCAACAGACTCAGATGGAGTTTCAGCAGAGCCAGACTTCAGCACTACAAGCACAGGCTGCTGAGTCGCAAGCTAGAGCATCTAAGTACGCTATGGAAACACAGTTGCTACCAGAAGAGCTACAGATTGAGAAACTGGAAGCAGTCACAAGAAATCTCAAGGAAGGGGACCAAGAAGACAAGGAGTTTGACCGCCGCCTGAAGGTAGCAGACGCCCTACTGAAAGAAAGACAGATAGAAGGAAAACGTCCTAATGCTAATGACACAAACAGAAATGAACCAGTTCCTAACGCAAATCAACCAAGCGTTCCAAGACCAGTTCAACAAATTGGAAGTCCTAGAGGCCAAGGTGGTGGCCCTAGAGGACCAAATGTCGGGCCTGCGCCAGAAGGAGGACTCTGATAATGCCAAAGGAAAAAGACCCAAGACTAGCAAGAGCGGGCGTGTCGGGGTACAACAAGCCAAAGAGGACGCCTAGTCACCCCACTAAGTCACACGTAGTTGTGGCTAAATGTGACGACGGTAAAGTTAAGACTATCCGGTTTGGACAACAAGGAGTATCAGGTGCTGGCAAGAGTCCTAAGACTGATAAGGAGAAAGCGAGGCGTAAGTCCTTTAAGGCTCGTCACGCTAAAAACATAGCCAAAGGAAAGTGTTCTGCGGCTTATTGGGCAAACAAGGTAAAATGGTAAGGAGATAGCTATGCCACAAGGAAAAGGAACATACGGAAGTACAGTAGGAAGACCACCTAAAAAGAAAAAGAAGAAGGTTAAAAAATAATGCCTAGGGGACTATACAGCAACATACACGCCAAACGTAAGCGTATCAAGGCTGGATCAGGTGAAACTATGCGTAAACCGGGATCAAAAGGCGCTCCTAAGGCTTCTGCTTTTAAGAAAGCTAAGAAAACAGCCAAGAAACGGTAAAATTTACATAAAATAATACTTGACTTTTGAGTAAAAGTATGGTATAATATAGGTGTACTTAGGTACACTTAATACAACAGAGACAACCCAAGAGGCCTCAAGATGGATCAAGAAACACAGCAGTACTACGACGCATACTTTAGTCTTTTTCTTACTGATGGTTGGAAGCAACTTGTGCAAGACTTTGGCAACAATGCTTTACAGATTAACAGTATAGAAGCAACTAAAGATGCTTACGATATGTTTTTTCGTAAGGGACAACTAAACATATTAGCCCACTTAATCAACATGGAAACTATCGTTACAACTAACTACGAAGAGGCATCTAAGCCTCCAGAAGAAGATGATTAAAGTATTTGACTTTCGTTGTACTAACGGACATACCTTTGAAGAATTTGTAGAGTCAGGTACTACATCCAGTAGGTGCGGATGTGGTGCTAACGCTACAAAGATTGTATCAGCAACTCCACATATCCTTGATGGTTCCTCTGGGGATTTCCCCGGCAGGCACATGAAGTGGGTACGTGAACACGAGAAAGCTGGGCAAACCACGCGGGAAACCTCATAGGCCAACTCCCATTTAATCCTCCATAACCTAATAAAAATAATAGGCGGGGTAAGTTTAGAATGTCACGAGCAACACTAATTGATGAGCGTAAGGAAGAAGAATTAGAAGCAACAGACCAACTCGACACACAAGATACTGTAGAGACTCCTGAAGAGGAACAACCTCAGCAGCCCGAAGTTCCGGAAAAGTACCAAGGTAAATCTGTTGAAGACCTCGTACAGATGCACCAAGAACTTGAGAAGTTTTCAGGTAAACAGAGTACGGAAGTTGGCGAGTTACGTAAAGTTGTTGATGATTACATCCAGACACAACTCTCAGACCAACAAGCACCTCAACAACAGCAACAACAAGATGATAACGATGACGATGTAGATTTCTTTGTCGATCCTAAGACCGCTGTTAGTAGAGCTATAGACAACCACCCTAAGATCAAGGAAGCACAAGCTTACACACAACAGTACAAACAACAGGCTACTCTTGCACAACTCAAGTCCTCTCATCCTGAGATGGAACAGATACTGCAAGACCCCAAGTTTGCTGAGTGGATCAAAGGGTCAAAAGTCCGAACACAGTTGTTTGTTCAGGCAGACCAACAGTACGATTACGATTCTGCACACGAGCTATTTAGCCTTTGGAAAGAAAGGAACCAAGTAGTTCAACAGACTGCACAAGCAGAAAAAGCAGCACGTAAGAGTTCAGTTAAGACTGCATCAACAGGCAACGCTCGCGGAACAGCAGAAGGATCTCGTCGTAAAGTTTATCGTCGTGCTGACATTATTAAACTTATGAGAACCGACCCAGAACGCTATCAGTCCATGTCGGACGAACTACTCAAAGCGTATTCAGAGGGTCGGGTCCGATAGCCTAAAGGAGAATTACAATGGCTGGTGAAACCTCTGGTGCCTATTTTACAGCTAATGCTGTAGTAGACAAAACTGCTGCTGGGACTTTTATCCCAGAAATCTGGAGCGATGAAGTAATCGCTGCTTACCAAAAGAACCTGAAGATGGCTCCTCTTGTCAAGCGTCTGCAAATGTCTGGCAAGAAAGGTGACGTTATTCACATCCCTAAGCCCATTCGTGGTGCTGCATCTGCTAAGGCAGAAGCTGTAGCAGTTACGATTCAGGCTAACCTAGAAACTGAGTTGCAAGTAACTGTTGACCGTCACTTTGAGTACTCACGTTTGATTGAGGACATCGTAGAAGTACAGGCTCTGTCTTCTCTGCGACAGTTCTACACCGAAGACGCTGGCTACCAGCTTGCTCTGAAGGTAGACACTGACCTCATCAACGCTGCTACTGGCTTTGGTAACGGTACTCGTACTCAGTCTCCTGCTGCTACTGGTGCTAACTGGGTTAACACTAACAGCTACTACTTTAACGCTGCTACTGGTATTTCTACCTATGCAGTGGATACTGTAGCTACAGGCGACAACTTTACGGATCTTGGATTCCGCGAAGCTATCAAGCTGATGGATGACGCTGACGTACCTATGGATGGACGAGTTCTCGTTATTCCTCCTGCGTCACGTAAGTCAATCATGGGCATTGAGCGCTACGTGTCTTCTGATTTCGTAGGTGGTCGTGGTGTTGAGTCAGGACTCATCGGTAACTTGTACGGTGTTGACGTATACGTTTCTAGCAACTGTCCCGTAATTGAGACAGGTGGTGAGAACGGTGCTTCATCTCTTGATACCCGTGGTTGCTTGTTCTTCCACAAAGACGCTCTCGTAATGGCAGAGCAAATGGCTGTACGTTCTCAGACCCAGTACAAGCAAGAGTACCTCTCTACTCTGTACACGGCTGACACTCTGTACGGTGTTGAGACTTACCGTCCCGAAGCAGGATTTATCCTCGCTGTCGCTGACGAGTAAAACTCTAGGGGGTCAGCAATGGCCCCTTTTTCTTTCCTTGTTTGTTTTCTTAGGAGTAGTCTATGCCTATATTTAGAGGCACAGGTGGTTCAGGCAACGCCTCTACGGATGCGTACGCGTCTGAAATAGCTGATTACGCTCAGACTGCTACTACAAAAGCAAACGAAGCTGCTACCAGTGCAACTAATGCTGCTACGTCAGAAACTAATGCAGCAACTAGTGCAACTAGCGCATCATCTAGCGCTACAACAGCAACAACACAAGCCACAACAGCAACAACACAAGCCACAACAGCAACTACGCAGGCCTCTGCTGCATCTACATCTGCAACAGCGGCTGCAACATCTGCTACGTCTGCTGCTACATCTTCTACTACAGCAACAACACAGGCTACTACGGCTACTACTAAAGCCAGTGAAGCCAGCACAAGTGCTACTAATGCAGCTACCAGCGCAACCACAGCAACAACACAAGCAACAACATCTACTACACAGGCTACCAATGCAGCCTCTAGCGCCACTGCAGCGGCCTCCAGCGCAACGGCAGCAGCATCTAGTGCTACAGCAGCAGCTACGTCTGCAACAGCCGCAGAAGCCGCTAAGGACGCTATTGACGGGCTTTACTTAGGCGCACAATCAAGTAACCCAACTGTAGACGGTAACGGTAACGCAGTAACAACAGGTGATTGGTACTTTAATACGTCAGATAACAGCACTAGGATTTACACAGGAAGTGCTTGGGATACTATTAATCCAAACCTAGTAGGCGACACAACACCACAGTTAGGCGGTACGTTAGATGCTAACGGCAACACTATCGACATGGGTACTAACAATATTACTGATACTAAAGTAGGTCAATGGGACACTGCTTACGGCTGGGGTAATCACGCTAGTGCTGGGTATCTTACAGGCAACCAAACGATCACACTGTCCGGTGCAGTCACTGGCTCTGGTACAACTTCTATTTCTACAACACTGTCAACTGTTGACGGAGGAACTTATTAATGACTACAATTAAGCTAAAGAACGGTTCAGGCGCACCAGCGACAAGTGATCTTGTTCAGGGCGAACCCGCGCTGGATCTTACTAATAAGCGCCTTTACACAGAAAACGCAAGTGGTGCTGTAATTGAAATAGGAACTAGCCCCAGTACTATTGACATTAACGCTGGAACGATTGATGGCACTGCTATTGGAGGCTCTACAGCCGCCGCAGGCTCGTTTACCACACTAACAGCATCCTCTAATGTTTCGTTTGACGGCGGCACTATTAAGTTGGATGGTAATTATCCTACTGGAACAGGCAACGTAGCTTTAGGAGACACTGCTCTCGACGCCTCTCTGACCGGTAACTACAATACTGCAATAGGACATGCCGCCCTCACGACAAACACTAGCGGGGCAAATAGTGTTGCCGTTGGGGGTTTTGCTCTTGAAGACAATACAACAGGCATCCGCATGGTTGCCGTTGGATATGGAGCACTACGAAGTAATACAACTGCAAACTCAAATGTTGCAGTCGGATACGCTTCTTTAGCAGAAAACACTACAGGCGCGGATAACAATGCGTTGGGCCGTGGCTCGCTGGGCAATAACACTACTGGTGGTGATAACAACGCTTTTGGCTATAGCGCGCTAAATAGTAATACTACCGGCACGCAAAATACCGTTGTGGGTCATGCCGCGATGGATAACAGCACCACGTCGTCATATTCCACGGCATTAGGCGCGACGGCGCTAACCGATCTGACAACAGGCAGTTATATGACGGCGCTGGGCAGAGGCGCACTAGGAGATGCAACCACAGCAAATAATAGCCTTGCCGCAGGTAATGACGCGGCCCGTCTAACCACTACAGGAGTGTTTAATCATGCCCTTGGGGTTGCGGCTCTGTATTCAAATACAACAGGAAGCTACAACACTGCGGTTGGTTATGCGTCTTTATATAATAACACCGCAACCGGCAATGTAGCGATTGGTCACAACTCTTGTTTTACCAACACAGCGGGCGTTCAACTTACTGGCGTCGGATACGGAACGCTTCAAAATACCACGGGATCGGCTAACACGGCATTGGGATATCTAGCCGGTTACGCGAACACATCAGGATTTTACAACGTAGCGGTTGGAGACTACGCGCTTTATGACAACACCACAGGCACCAACCATGTGGCTGTGGGTCACTACGCTGGATTTGAGAACATCACGGGGGATTCAATTACTGCCGTTGGCTCAACAGCACTGCAAAACAACACAACAGGAAACTACAACACAGCTTTGGGCAGACAGGCTGGGCAGGCTAATACCACAGGTTCCAATAATACTTTTGTTGGAATGCAGGCAGGTGTCTCTAATACTACAGCGGGAAACAACACCGCTGTTGGTATGCAAGCTCTTATTTCAAACACTACTGGGGTAGAAAACGCCGCTTTGGGCTTACAAGCCCTTTATAGCACCTCTACTGGATACTCTAACACCGCTGTTGGAAACTACGCGCTGTATGCAAATACAACAGGAAACTATGGCGTAGCCGTTGGCTATCAAACGCTAGACGCTAACACCACGGGCGCTAGAAACTGTGCTGTTGGCTATGCGGCGATGACCACTAATACAACTGGAGGCTACAGTACGGCTCTTGGATCGTATGCCCTCACCAGCCAAACCACGCCAAACTTCAATGTAGCTGTGGGCTATCAGGCTGGGTATACAACTAGCACGGGCTTTGATAATACCTACCTAGGAACTTATGCTGGGTACACAGGTGCTGGTGCCGCTAGAAATGTTTATATCGGATATACGGCTGGATACAACGGAACAGGCTCAAATAATGTAGCGGTTGGAAACAGTGCGGGTGACGCAATTACGTCAGGAAGCAATATTACCTGTATTGGCTATGCGTCTGATCCCTCAAGCGGCACAGCAACTAACGAGGTAACGCTAGGAAACTCAAGCGTTGAAACACTGCGCTGTCAAGTAGCTCTAACGGTTTTGTCTGATGAGCGAGATAAGAAAAACATTGAAACCCTTGGCAGTGCTTCTGACTTTATTAAAGCCTTGCGTCCTGTTTCGTTTGATTGGAATCAGCGAGATGGCGAAAGAATAGGCCAGTCAGATCACGGGTTTATTGCTCAAGAGCTAAAAACAGCACAGCAAGAAACAAACTGGCACGTTCCGCGTTTAGTTTACGAGAGTAACCCTGACAAGATGGAAGCGTCCTACGCAACGCTGTTGCCCTCTGTGGTGTCGGCATTGCAAGAGGCGCTTGCAGAAATTGAATCATTAAAAGCGCAAGTCGCTGAATTAAGTGGAGAGTAAAAATGACCGATGAAACCTTAAGCACAGAAGAAATACAAGCACACTACGATGCCGCTATGGATTCTGTAGGGCTGTTAAACGCCGGTAAACCAGAAGGATGGGCAGATGACGAGTGGACTGACTGCGTATCACGCAACGTCGAGCACCTAGAACTTATGGTTGCTAAAGACTATTGGACTGATGCACAAGATACTTCTGTGCTTCAAGCCGCTATTGACGCAAACTCGTAAGCTAATGAATGGATCCTCTTTCTTTAATTGCTATGGCGTCTACAACCTTCAAAGGTATACAGACGCTAGTAAACAGAGGTGCTGAGATTGAGCACGTTGCTCAGAAGTTAGGGCAGTGGTACAGCTTTGCGTCTGACATAAAACAAGCAGAAAAAGAAGCTGAGAGTCCCGGTGTATTTAAAAAGTTATTTGATGGTAACACCGTAGAGCAACAGGCACTCAACAGTGTCATAGCTAAGAAAAAACTAGAGGAACAGGAGAGGCAGATAAGAGAACTCATTGTGTGGTCTTACGGTGTCGAGACTTATCAAGAGATGATAATGCTGAGGCGTAAGATTAAAGCACAAAGAGAAGAGGTAATCTATAAGCAACGCAAGAGGCAACGTATGATACTAGATAGTTTCTTGTTGTCTATAGCCGCTGTC